ATGTTCATACACTGTGCTTTGCAAAGGATAAGCACCATAAAGCGCCTGCCACTTTACTTCATCTACTACCGTTGTAACCGCCGGTGTTGGTGTTAAACGACGTGCACGGACACTACAGCGACCTTGAAATGTCACCATATCCAGCGTTGCGCCAACTGTCTGACGTGACTTTGCCGAACCCTTTAGAATGATCTGCTTTAGCATTGGATTACCAATGGCTGCACCCGATTCATTTACCGGCGTTACTTCTACTTCAATCGTGACGTTTACAGCTCCCTGATTTCCACCTGAAGAAACTGTGTAAAGTCCATTTGTGGCCACAAAGTTACATAGCACCCGACTTCGTTCGACATTGTCCAGAATGAATGGACCAATCCACTTTTCACCTATTGAACTGATCTTTGGTGATAAAGCTGCTGTTTGCTGGTTATTTAACTCTTTAAGCTTTAACCAGTTAGCATTAACGGCCGCCGGATTTGATAACGTCATTCGATCATCAGCTACCGATAGAACACTGTAAGTGCCGTTTAAATCATAAGTCTGGCCGTTAAACGTGAATGAGGCATTCGTGATTTCTACGCGGTCATTACTTACAAACTTAGTGGTTAAATCTGTGTTGTTTGCCGTTGCCCGAAGAATCTCGTTTGGATATGCAAAATGAAGGTAGTTCGTACCTTCTAAAGATTGTGTATCAGCAGGACGTAAAACTTGGCCATTAACAGAAGTTTGATGCTGAACTGTTAAGGGTGGAGTTGTAATTTCGGTACCAAGCGAGAAATATGGCTCACCCGAGACAATATCGACACCCGGTCGAAAGACTTCTACCGATGCGCCGGCAATATCAACAATGTTGGTTTCACCGTCATATGCACCGTTAATTTTATAGTGACCACGACCAATACAACCAACAACATGCTCTACTTCGACATTGTTTTCATATACCTTGTAAGGCACAGTAATCAGATCAGGGGTATCGTGAGCGGCACCATAAATATCTGCGATACGACCATTTACGCGAGTTTTATTTTCACGGTTTGATAATTCGTTATTTGCAGACGAGGATTGATTGTTATTCTGGTTGGTTTGGGTAATTGAGGGCACAGGCATTAATAATGCAACAGCCACACCCATAACTATAGAAGCAACCGCTATCCAAGCTAGAGTTATGGGGTCTATACCCTTGGGATTCTCAATTACAATGAAAGTGCCTGGCAAGAAATCGAGCTGCTTTAATTCATATGCATTCTTCGGTGTGACTTCATTCGCAAATGAAATTTCCGCATGATCCATATTGCTTATGGTATGAAAAATACGGACATGCTCAGGCATATGTTCATATTTTGAAGTAAGCCATTGACCCAAAGTTTCGGCGTGTTCAATTGTTTTGTCTTCGGATAAAGGGTCTTGTTTATAAATAATCTTAATCATAGAAACTCACACGATTAAATCCAAATGCTTGAACGACTTGAATTGGCATCCATGAAACGCCTGATTCCTGCAAATGCAAAATACGCCCCAAACGAAAAAGCCCCACATGTGGGGGCTTGTTTCGGTATCTAGAGTGAAAGGCGACTATGCAGCCTTCCTTGGGCATGGGCAATGGATTTAGTAACTTCAATCTTGATGGCAGAAATACCTTCTCTTTGACGGGCTTCATAAAAAACTCAAGCGCCTCTCCTCGATCAATATCATATAGATCCATTGCAGCTTCATGTGCGAAGTGAACACAGTTGTAGTGTTCCTCGTCATATTGCTTATCGAGCAAATGATCGTGACTCTTCATATAGCCCCCTTCAAACCACTAAAACGATCAAGCGAAAAGATATCTCCAGTCTTCGCAGTATTTAATCTTGGTGATTCAGCCTTGAATGTCACAGCTTTATGGTTCATGGCAACACTGGAGAGTTGCAGTCCGAGTAAATAAAACATTGGAGAATTCAGATTGTCTGAACTGTAAATCCGGTAATTTACTGTTGGCTTTACATCGGGATATTGGCCTTCGATTACCCGTTCAAACTCATCCGGCATTACATCACCTAAACCAGATATAGAGACTGTTAATGTCTGGTCCAGATCACCCAGCATTCCGGATCTTTGAATAGATGCTGGCAAAAATTCATAATAGACCTGACCGGATCCCTCCTTATGTTGAACATAAACACCTCGGTCATCATTACGGACTATTCGGTATGTATTCATAAAAGAAGGATGAGAAAGCTCAATACACTCCAGTTGACAGACATCAACTTTCCGATTGAAAAAGAACTTGGCATATTCGTTATCCATTAGACCTCCCAATCTTTAATTAATGCTATATCGGCATTCAGGTTAGGCTGGTTTTGAACAACTTCTAGCTGAGCATTTACCCGGTAAAGGTTGCCATTCACTTCATTGGTCTTGAACGAGTTGGGAATGAAGTTACATAAATATTGCTGACGTGTTCCCTGATCAATCACCAGATCCGCATAAAATGAAGCCGGCTTGCTTTGGTATACACGCCAGAAAGCCATCATTTTATTGAAATCTGTTTTACTTAAGTTCCAGTTCACATCGACAATGTGGCTATTCCGTTTTACATCGATGTAATAGCGTCCACGTCCTCCATCCATCTGCTGACGCTTAACATCATCACCCGGTGTTACGCCATAGCCGCTGGTCTGAGGATTTAGCTTTAACTTGTACATAACTTTCCTTCAGGTAATAAAAAACCACCCCGAAAGGTGGTTTTATTGATTAACGATTCCGTCTTGCTGTCGTATTCTCAGTCAAAGACCGACTAATAGTTGAGTTTGGATTACCAATTTGATCACTAACAAGCTTCGGTACCTTTCTTGGAAGCTGCTTATCCAGTTCATCTGTAACAATGATCCGGACTGTTTGCTCATCCAGTTGTTCAGCTTCAACAGTTGCACCACTGACTTGATTCACGACTTCAATCTTGAAATTGATAGTTGGAGAGGATTGCTCAATTGAAGCATAATCTCAGCTTGAGGGCGTGAAGTACGTCCTAAAGTAAAATCCTGAACATCATCCAGATTTGAACGATCCTGAACTAAACCACTGGATGAGAAGTAGACCTTGCCATCATGGAATAAGTCAGAATTTGCCGAAGACGCCAACTTAGGTGTGTCTCTATTACCTTTATAGATAATCTGAGTATCTTGAACCGGTTGATTAAAGATGTCCGATTGCTTTTGGCTTTCTATAAAGGCACTAGAGCTCATCATTGCACGGCGCATGACACTATCTGCCGAGGCATTGTTATTGAGAAAAGCTTCAGGGTTTGCACTCTTACGCATTTTCTCAACTAAACCAACTCCACCCCAGCGTTTAATATCTTCTTGGGACCAGACCACCTCTCCTTTATGGACAATACCAGCAGGCTGATATTTCCCACCAGATCCAGTGTAACCACCGTCAGAGAAGCCGGCTATAGTTTGTCCAGCGATCAGACCAACATTCGCCATCCCCATCCCAAGCACAAGGTTGGCTGCTGTTGATTTGCTAATTACATCCAAATACCACGGACTTGCTAGAATCTGGTTATACGCCTGTAACGCGCTAATTGTGGCTGAGCCAATTGCGAATGCTTGCTGTGCTATATACATGCCCTTGTATATACCAGATTGCTCGCCTGCTGCATTTTTAACAATTCCAGTCATATTTGACCAGTAGCCACTAAGCTGACTTGTTAAGCTATCAAGTTGCCCCAATTGGGTTTCAAAAAGTGAGCTATTCAGGTCCCGTTCATCTTGAGCATATTTTTCATCCAGTGCTTTTCTGGATTGTAAATATTGCTCTCGCGCTGCCAATAATTGCGAGCTCCTCTGTTCCTCATCAGCAATTAGATTAATACCATTAGTTTGGTCTATATATGTATTTAATATCCCTCCTGCATCAGTTGAATACCGATTTTGCAAATCCCATTGAGCATACCCTCGCGGGTCATTTTGTTGAAATACTTGTTGTGAAGCATTAAAACCGCTCTGAAAAACCTTATCCGATGCGCTATCTAAAGTCTGAAATTGCCCCATATTATTAGCGCTAAGCAACCCAGCTTTTCGCTTCTCATCTGCAACTTTTTTAATCTCATCCAGCTCAATCTGATATCGCCTTATTGCCAGCTCAGTTTCACCCATGTATGAGCTTTTCGCCTCAAGTAACTGTTTTTCGCGAGTCGATTGTATAAGCTCAAGTTCTTGCTGTTTTTGCTGTTCCAGGCCATCTAAAGCAACCTTTCTTTGATCTTCAGAGAGTTTACCCTCAGCAACTAATCGCAAAGAATTGGTTTCATATGTGTAATCAAGTTTTTGTTCTTCAGTCCACTTATAACCATTTACTTCAAAATCAAATTGCTTCTGAGCTAACTTCTCTTCCGCATCAAAACGCTCATTAATTTTTGGGATTAATTTCAATTGCCCTAAAATAGTTGCTTTATTGATTTCCTCCTCGCGTTTTTTGCTTCTAGCAACTGTTTCTGAATCATATGTTGCCTGTAGCTGCTTAATTTCCTCAAGAGTTTTAGCACGTGCCTTATATGCTTCATCTTCGAATTTCGAAAGATCACTAATTGCTTTTGACGCTACTTCGGGGTTATCTCCTAAAATTTTATTAAGCTGATTATAGTAAGAGTCTTGTTTGGCTAAATGCTGTGAAGCTTTAGCTTTGCCAAGCTTTTTCCCGTCATAGTCCCAGCCAACAAAATTTTTGGCAACGATTCTCTCTAAACTTCGATAGTCTAAATCGTCATTAAGAAGAGCTGCTTTAGATTTACTATAACTTTTATCGGTCATCGCCTCTTGCACAGCATGTTTAGCCATTGCATCCAATGCATCTTGAGTTTGCTGGATTTTACCGTTTTTATCCAAAACTCCTTGCCCTTGTAAAGACTGCATTAACTTAGTTGAGCGACTTTTTTGCCATGATAAAAATCCTGTGTTGGTATAACCATTATTGGCATCTTTGTGACTACCAAACATTGCCTCATTTCTAAAATCAGTCTCTCGTCCAACTTGAGCTGTCATTACACGAGCTTGTTTATCGCCTAAGCCTGCATTACGGAAGGATTGGTAAACCCGAAGCATATTTCTTGCTTGCTCATTATTCCCCGCAAGTAGAACAGCTTGTTTGGCAGCCTCTTTGGTTTGCTTTCTTTTAGCTTCAGTT